TCTGCTCAAATCAATGATGTTGATATACCTACTAGGTTTATGCCGTGTTTAGTTTCAGGATTGGCTTATTATATTTGTTTAAAAAAGAATATACAGAAACTTCCTATAATGAAAGAACAATACGAACAAGATTTAAGAAACGCTATGAGGTACGATGAAGACCGCTCTCCTTTAAGAATTGTTCCTAAACATGAGTATATATAATGGCACATGCTTCAGGTAAATACGCTTACTTTATCTGTGACACTTGTGGTTTTAGATACCCCTATAAAAAAGCTAAAGGTAATTGGGAAAATTTTAGAACGTGTTCTGAATGTTACGAACCTAAACATCCACAACTTGATCCACCACATATAACGGCAGACGCAGAGTCTTTATGGAAACCTAGACCTGATGTTCCTTTGCCGCAAAGCCAATTAGGAGTTATAATCACTACAAACGCAGGCAGTGGAATGACTTTTGCTTCGGACCCAATAGGAACTGATTTTGATGGTTTTGGAGCAACTACTGAAATAGGAAACGTAACGGTGAATACATAATGGCAGGATTTACATATAGCGGATTAAAAACAGCAGTACAAAATTATTTAGATAATACTGAAACAACTTTTGTTAATACGTTAGACACCTTTATACAAACAACAGAAGAACGTATTTTAAAATCGGTACAACTTCCTGTGTTTCGTAAAAATGTAACAGGTAGTGCTACTGCTGATGTTGAATATTTACAAACACCAGACGATTTTTTATCACCTTTTAGTTTAGCTGTAATAGATTCAAGCAATAACTACACCTATTTACAACTTAAACACGTAACCTGGATCAGAGACTATACACCAGCACGAGCCACAACAGGGCAACCCATTTACTATGCTTTATTTGATAACAACACTTTTATATTGGCACCTACTCCACCAAGTGCATTAAGTTTCGAATTACATTACAACTACAGACCTGCTTCTTTAACCACTGTAGGTGATAGTAATCAAAGTTGGTTATCTGAAAACGCCCCTAATGCTATGTTATACGGTTCTTTAGTAGAAGGAGCTGTTTTTATGAAAATGTCACCAGACACGATTATGATGTACGAACAAAAATATCAAGAAGCATTAGCTATGTTAAAACTTTTAGGTGAGTATAAAGACGTAAGAGATGAAGCTAGAAACGATCAAATAAAAATAATGCCGCAAGGAACGACAAATGTTTAGTGTAGATGTATCAAGTAGTTTAGGAAAAGTTGGAGTTCAAACAACAGAAAACAAAGGTTTAAGTCCAGAGTATTGGACTGAAAGAATAATGGAACGACTAGTTGCGGTTAGTGATAATGCAGATCCTATGGTAAAAGCACAGGCTGAAGCGTTTAAAGAAACTATACAAAAAGTCGTTTTGTTGTATATGAAACAAGCTATATTAAGCGATAGAGCGACTGTAGCAGGTTTACTAGAAAAACAAGGTCATAAAGAAATGGCTGATATTATAAGGAGGCTATAATGGCAATAACCCAAGCAATGTGCACTTCATTTAAAGTAGAACTGTTGAAAGGCGTACATAATTTTACAAACAGTTCTGGAAATACATTTAACTTGGCACTATACACAAGTAGTGCTAGTTTAGGTGCAAGTACAACTGCTTATACAACAAGTAATGAAGCAAGTGGAACTAACTATACTGCAAAAGGCGGTGCTTTAACAAACGTAACACCAACATCTTCAGGAACAACAGCGTTAACTGATTTTGCTGACCTTACGTTTTCAAATGCCACTGTAACTGCAAATGGAGCAATGATCTTTAATGATAGTGCTTCAGGAGACCCTGCGGTTGCAATTTTAGCATTTGGCGGAGATAAAACTTCTACAGCAGGAGATTTTACTATTCAATTTCCAGCTGCTGATGCAAGTAACGCGATAATAAGAATCGCGTAGTTTAGCTTATGGCTAATATTAACGGTTGGGGTAGAGGTACTTGGGGTCAACTAACTTTTGGTGAACCACTTCCTGTAGCCGTTACAGGAGTAGTCGGAACTACAGCACTAGATGATGGTACTGCAGTTCAAGCGGCAGCTGTTACAGGTGTTTCAGCAGTCGCGTCAGCTAGTACACTAGGTGACGAATCAGTATCTGCTGCTGCTAATGTAGCTGTTACAGGAAATGTAGGGACTTCGGCATTAGGTACGGAGTCGTTAATTACTAACAACAACCTGGATGTTACAGGTTTTGCTGGTACAAGTGCTTTAGGAAGTGTGACGCCTAATGCAGACGCAATAGTCACGATTACAGAAGGTTTTGAAATAACCTCTGCACTTAACACAGTTAATGTTTGGGGACAAGTAGCACAAGGAATATCAACAACGTATACTCCTGTTTCTACTACTCAAACACCAAATTGGCAAGAAGTTGCTTAATATTTATGAAAAATAAGGTATAATCAAAACGGAGACTGAAAAATGGCAAGTACATATGTTAATAACCTCAGACTAAATGAAATGGCTACTGGTGACGCCAGTGGTACTTGGGGAACAACTACTAACACTAACTTAGAGTTAATCGGAGAAGCATTAGGTTACGGCACAGAAGCTATAACAACAAATGCAGACACACATACATCAACAGTAGCTGACGGTGCTTCTGATGCAGCAAGAGCTATGTATGTTAAATACACAGGAACATTAGACTCAACCTGTACTATTACTATTGCACCTAACACTATGAAAAGAGTGCAAATTATTGAAAACGCTACTTCAGGCTCTCAGTCAATAATAATCAAACAAGGAACAGGAGCAACTGTAACTATTCCGACAGGAAGAGTATCTGTTGTTTATTTAGATGGAGCAGGTTCAGGAGCAGCAGTAGTAAATGCTTTTACTGATTTAGATTTAGCAGGAACACTTAGTATCGCAGGTAATGTTGCAGCAGCAGCAGACATGACGGTAGGAGACGATTTAACTTTATCTTCAGACGCAGGTGTTTTGGGTTTCGGTGCTGACACTGATGTAACATTAACACACGTAGCTGATACAGGTTTATTATTAAACAGCACAAGACAATTACAATTCGGTGACTCTGGTACATACATACATCAATCAGCAGACGGAGTATTAGATTTAGTTTCTGATACTGAAATAGAAATAAACGCTACCACTATTGATATAAACGGTGCTGTAGATATTTCAGGCAATGCTTTAGTAAGCGGTGAAGTACAAACAGCTAATATAGGCTATACAGATGGCGACAACGCTATAACGATTGCTGATGGCGGCGGTATTACTGCAGCAAACGGTATTACTTCTACAGCAGCCGCTAACACTTTTGGAGCTACATCATTTAACGATGCCGATATAACTAATGTAGGTTCAATAGCTTTAGACACTATAACTAATGATGGTACAGATATAACTCTTGATTCAAGTGGAGATATTATTCTTGATGCTGATGGTGCAGATATAAGATTAAAACATGCTGGTACAGAATGGGGCAGGTTTGTAGATAATAGCAGTAATCTTTTAATACTAGCACCTGTAGCAGATAAAGATATTATGTTCAATGGAATTGATGGTTCTAGTGAAATAACAGCACTAACCCTTGATATGTCAGCAGCAGGTGCAGCTACTTTTAATGCTGGAATTACTATGGGAGATTCATTAACTGCAAGTGGTGCTCCATTTACAATATCTAATACCAGCGATGGTAATAACATCGACATTAAAACTACATCAAGCAGCAGTTTAGTACACGCAATTAAAATACACTCTGGCGGTTTGTTTGAAGCTAAACAAGGAGCTGTATTCAACGAAGACAGCAATGATGTAGACTTTAGAGTTGAATCGAATGGACAAACTCACGCTTTATTTGTTGATGGCGGTTTAAACAATGTTGGAGTAGGTTACTCTGCTGCACACACAGCAACCCTACAAGGAATATCTATTTTAAGTGGCGGACAAGGTGGTGGTGTACAAATTAATAGAGAAGACGGCAGCACTCCTAGTTCTGGAGAGTCTTTAGGCTCATATGCATTTAAAGGCACTGACAGTGCCAATACTAATGCGGCTGCTGATGCAATGATTGCAGCAGAAGCATCGCAAAACCATAGCGGTTCTGCCGCAGGTGCAG